GTCTTTTTCCATCAAGGAGAAGAGGCAGCGCCGCAAAAAGCCGCTATGCGCCGCGCAAAAGGCTATCACGTCGCGGCTAAATTCATTTTGCAAGTCCACCTTAAGCGTCATTTCAATGTCACGGGCTCCGGCGTGCTTGTGCGATCTAAACCCGAAAAGCAAATTGACATGGTGTGTTTCCATGAGCTTTTCAATTAGCGCGGTTATTACGGCGCCTCGGGTATGTATTGTTTTACTGTCAACACCGCCCGCAATGCTGGCGCTTACTAAGATCGTGACTTCGTCTTTGACAATCTCGTTCGGGACCAAGTGCCCCATACATTCAGGCACACCTTCCATGTACTGCCCCATATCTATGAAGTCGCCCGTTACGTCGAAGTCAATGGCAGCGCCGCCCGCCTGTGTGCCTTCCATTGATTGTATTTTGCTTGTTATGGCGTGAATCTCACTGACGCCTTCCCGCCACCCATGAATCAATCCCTCAGTGGCCTCTTCCCATGAGTACGGGCAAAAGTGCTTAGACATATACCCCCGGCTGTGATTCCCCGCCGGTGTGTCTTTAATGGCGTCGAATAATTCCATCGTGCCATTAAACTCATAAAACCCGCCGCCCGTGGGGTTTTCCTTTTTTAGCGTTGTCGTAGTTTTCCGCCGTCGTGTTGCCATTGCCTTCGCTCCTTACCGCGCCGCCGATATAATCCGGCGCTTCGTCTCTTCGTTCAGGCCCTTCCAGATAACCATATCCATGACCGCGCTTTTTGTTTCCCCTAAAGCCAACAGCTTTTCCCCTGCAAACGTCGCCCGTGGCGAGACGATATGTTTAATATCAGGCATAGACTCAACAGCCGCCCTGATTGATTGGACTTCGCGTGCCCATGCTCTATTACTGCAAAGCGCGTTTTCAAGCGCCTCGTCATAAGGCATATCAACGATAGCGAAGCGATCCAGCGTCGCGCCGTCGATGGGATTCCGCCCGGCATACTGCCTATTTGCTCCGCGCCCGTAAGTATTAGCGCCGCCGACGACCCTGAATGTCTCATGCTTTTTAACGAGGACATTATCAGGGAAGAGACAAACGCCGTTCGACGTGGCAGCGTTCAGGGCGCTCAGGACATTAGCGTTTCCCGCGTCGATTTCATCCAATAAGAAGAGCCCGCCATTTTCGTATGCGTCTCTAAATGGACTGCTAACATAGGCACCTGACGCGCTCATGTAGCCCATGAGGGCGCTCAATGACGTTTGTGCTGTAACGGATTGCGGGATGAACCGGATATTCAGCGCATCCGCTATGGCGTGGACCATATGCGTCTTGCCGCTTCCCGCCGGTCCGACGAGGATCAACGGGATATTCGCGTTGACCATGTTGAAGGCTCGCTCAAACAGGTAATGCTGCATACCTATGTTTTTATCAGGTATGCCCTCGATCCCTTTAATCTCTATTGTCTTGACGTGGCCACTTAGCGCCTGATTGATCTCATATCGTATCTTGTCCATTAAAAAGACCATATCAATGGCGGGCGCGTCGTCCTTCCCCGCTTCTATGGCCTCCGCTATCAATTCCATGACGCGGCTTTCATCCAGCCCCGCCGTAATGCGCCCTTGCAGCGCCTCAGCTATTGCCGCCGCTAAGTCAATGGAAGGTGCCGCCGTAACCGTCGCGCCGCCATTGCCGCCCACTGGACGTCGCTCAACAGCCGCCGGATCGAGGATTGCGGCCACAAGGTCCGCCTTCTTCATAAAGACGATGGCGGTTTTCTGCAACGCCGTGTTTTTCCGGGCATAATCGCGCAGTTGCTCAACACTCATTGCCGCTAAGGATTCCTGTGTCATTGCCTCATATCTCCTTTCTGTTGGTGTGTGTTCTACTCGCTGTTAGGTGGCAATATAAACAAGGTAATCATGATTGTCAAGAGAAAAATGAAATTATTATTACCTATATGAAATAGGTATTCCTGAAAGGGAACGCTTCGCGGGCATTATTGGCCACAACATAGATCATAATAGATCATGGAGATCATGGAAGAGAAGGGGGGGGATATAGGGGGGGGATGAGATGGCGTAGAAATAGCTTTTTGCTTTTTATCTCTTTGAGTAGTCATAGAGCGTGGCTTTCGTGGCTCATGAAGTTAACCGGGGGGAGGTGGCGCAAACGGTCGTCTTATGTTCGAGCGTGCGTGTGTTAGCATTTCAAAAAGAGAATGGCCCGGATCGGCCAGGCGGATCGTCTCGAGGTCATGCCGCCGGGAAGAGCTAAAAGCGCGGCAAGCGTACTTTGTGCGTACTTTATGAGGGCAGGGCAATATAACATGATGATATGACAGGCGTTTCGTCTATATCGCCACCGATAGAGTATCAGTAGGTGGACACCTCAAACATGAATTCCTGTTAGCAGCGACTTAGCAGCTTCCTGATTTCATTGAGGATGTTAGCAGCAGGGACCGGATCTCGCCGTTTCCTTCTCATTATGCCGCCGGGGAGAAGGCGACCCTGCATGCCCCCCCCCCGCCCCCGCCCTCTGAGTNNCTGAGTTCTATGGAGTCCCACCACCCCGAGAGCTGGCCCTGTATTTTTGGTTTGGTGTCGTTTCTTAAAAAATCTCCCGGAAAAATTTATTGACATTGGCCTCTTGAGGTTTTAACCTGTCCAACAGTGGGGAGGTTACGAGCCAATGGGAAGGAAGAGGCGGGTTATTGACCAGGCGCCGGTGAAGAAGATGGGGAGGCCGAAGAAGCCGAACCTGTTTGACAATGCTTTGAGTTCCGACCCTGAGTTCATGAAGGTCCACTTGGAGGATACGAAGCGGACATACCATGCGAATCTTGAGTATCTTGAGAAGATCCGGGACGGGGGTGTTGTTGATAGCCAGTATGACCCGAAGAGCGGGGATATTGTGGAGCGTCCCGTTTCGATGGACGTACGGGTGCGGGCGATAGCACAGATCAATGCCATGACGTTGCATAAGGTGATGGCTGACAAGAAGGAGTCGGGCAGGGAGAAGGACGGTGGTAAGGGTATTGACCATGAGGCGGCGTTGAAGCAGGTTGAGGCTGCTCGCATGAAGGATAAGGCGTTGGAGAAGGTGAGATCGGAGGCTATTGCCACGGGGAAGCTGACGAGGATGCCGGCGGTTGGTGTGGGAGAGTCGTGAAGAAGCTGACTGAGGCCGAGACGAACGGGCAGATGGTGGCTTACCTTGAGGCTCATGGATGCTTTGTGTGGCGGAATAACACAGGGCTCTTGCGTGCCGGGAAGCGGTTTGTTCGTTTCGGGAAGAATGGCTCCGGGGATATTATCGGCATGACGGCCACGGGGCGGTTTGTGTCGGTTGAGAATAAGAGCAATGGGGAGCCGATCAGCGCGGCCCAGGCGGAATTTGCTAACACGGTGAAGGCGAAGGGGGGGCTTGCGGTGTTTGTCACGTCGCTGGATGATCTGATTGCACAGACGGGGGGGTTACTGCGATGAGTTTGCGATGTAAGGCGTGCCAGAAGGAGATTGCTTTTTTACTGACGGATACGGGCCGGATGATCCCGGTGGACAAGGAATCAACGGACGCGGCGGACGAGTATTTTGACCGTGAGCGCCACGTTACGCATTTTCGGACTTGCCCGGCGGCGGGTGAATTCAGGAGAAAGGCGCATTGATGGAGGAGGGTAAGAAGTTTGACGGCGGGAAGCTGCGATATGACCTTTTGCCGTTTGATTCGCTTGATGAATTGGTGAAGGTCTATACCCACGGGGCCGAGAAGTACGAGGACCGGAATTGGGAGACGGGGATCCGGTACTCGCGGATCCTTGCGGCAATGCTGCGGCACGTTACCGCGTGGGCTATGGGCGAGAGGAATGATCCCGATACAGGGCTTCACCACCTGGCTCATGCGGCCTGGGGCTGCTTTGCGATTATCGCTTATCAGCGACGTAGCATGATAGCATTTGACGACATGAAGCAGGGGGAGAATGGCGGTCATACAGTCCTCAAATCTGATTAACCGGACCATCAAAGAGCTGTGGGATGATCGCGTTGGCTTCGCTAAGTATGTTGTGGGGATCACGCCCACGGACCAGCAGGGCGACGCGCTCCGGGCGCTTGACGAGCATCAGAATGTCACGGTGAAATCAGGCCACGGCTGCGGGAAGAGCGGCGTCCAGGCCATAACGATCCTGCATTACATGAGTTGCCGGCCATTTCCAAAGGTGCCCTGCACGGCGCCGTCGAAACATCAGCTCTATGACGTTCTTTGGGCCGAGTTGAGCAAGTGGCACCGGAAGATGAACCCGGCATTTCGGGATCTGTTCGAGTGGACGCGGGAGCGGTTTTTCCATAAGGCGCACCCTGGGGAATGGTTCGCCGTGGCGCGGACCGCCTCGAAGGATAACCCGGACGCCTTGCAGGGGATCCATGCCGATTATGTTTATCGCGTCATTGATGAAGCGTCGGGCATTGTTGACGAAATCTTTGATGTCCAGGAAGGCGCCCACGGGCGGATTGAAACAAAAGAATTGATGTGCGGCAACCCCACGAAATTAGAGGGGAATTTCTACCGCTCACACACAAAGGACCGGGCGCTGTATAAGGCGCTGACATGGTCCTGCCTTGATTCTCCTATCGTTCCTGACGGGTACGCTTCTCGTATCGAAAGCAAATTCGGCAAAGATTCAAATATGTACCGCGTGCGCGTCCTGGGCCTGTTCCCGCTCAAGGACGGCGACAGCTACATACCCTATGACTTGGCCACGGACGCGCTGATCCGCGAAGTCCCGTCACAGGCTGGATATAAAAAGGTTTTCGGCTGCGACATTGCGCGGTTCGGTGACGATGCTACCGTGATAGCAATTCGCCAGGGCGATCTGTTCAAGCCCTACCATTACATGAGGAACAAGAGCACGATGGAGGTCGCCGGCTATATCATCCGGTTGGCCAGGGACGAGAAGCCCGAGGCGATATTCATTGACGTGATCGGCCTGGGCGCCGGCGTCTATGACCGCGTAAAGGAAGTGGGCCTTTCGTTTTGCGAAGTGATCCCGGTCAATGTGTCGGAATCACCGGCTTATGACGCTCAGAATTTCCGCCGGCTGCGCGACGAGCTGTGGGGCAATATGCGGACCTGGCTGGAAATGCGCCGTGGCCGCTTGTGGGATAACGAGGACGGGGATCTGATCGGGGAGCTGACGAGCCCGCGGTATCGCATAGCCTCTGACGGGAAGATCGTTATTGAGAGCAAGGACGATATGCGGCGCCGGGGCGTGGCTTCTCCGAATATCGCGGACGCGCACAACATGACATTCGCGCAGCCGATAGCTTCGGATTTCCGCAACGAGGAGGACATGGAGGACAACGAGGACATGGACGGCTATATGCCCTTTGATCCAGAAACGGGGTATTGACATGACCGACAACACAAAGATTCTTGTTAGCATTGCGATCCGGGCGCTCCGGTTCACAGCCTCAATGCTTGAAAAATTTTTGAAAGGTGAGAAAATAACTTGACAAGCGCAATAATAGTGCGTATGCAAAATACTAACGATACCTATTTTCCATAGGTATTCCGAACATAACCGCCTGATAATTCTCCGAAAGGAAACTTAGACAGGCAAGCCCGAAACGCTGAAAAGCCTCGCGGGGATAAGCTAACACCTTATTCTTGCGGGGCTTTTTTATTGGGGGCAATATGCAGGAAAACACAACGGGGTCAGAAAGTACCGTCGCAACAGGAATGTCAAGCCTCTCGTCCTATGTCCGGGACATCTTCAATTCATTCAAAGAGTCGCGCCTTCCGTGGGAAACGATTTGGGAAGAGTGCTGGTATAATTTTCTCGGGCAGTACCAGCCGCACCTGAATTGGAAAAAGGAAAAAGAGGGCACCGGCAACCGCAGCCGCGCCTTCGTGAAGCTCACGACGCTGAAATGTCACACGGCTCATTCGAAGATCGTTGACGTACTTTTCGGCAGCGGTACGGACGTGCCCTTTGACATGGAGGCCGTTGATACCGCGGACCTGGGGCTCCCGGCGGATCAGGTAAAGGAAATTGTCAGGCGGTCCATCGAGCGCATCAAAGATCACTTCAAAGAAATCGACATCCACCTGATTTATGACACCGGCATCTTGGAGCTCGCCATTCTCGGTACGTCTGTTCTCAAGGGGCCGATAGTCGAAACGCGGAAGAAACAGCGGGCCGTTCCGCGGATGGTCGGCGGGGTGCCCGTCGGAGAAGTCGCCCCGGACGTTAATCCCTATGAAATCCAGACATACACCGAGCAGATCCCCGTTATCGACGCCATGCCCTTGTGGGAATACTACGTTGACCTGAACGCGAAAACGCCCGCGGACTCGATAGGGGAGATCCACTTTCAGCGATTACTCCCGGCGCAGTTCCGCCGGCTGGCGTATCAGGGCGGCTACTTTCCTGACGCAGTAAAGGAAGCGGCCCGCAGAGCGACGACCACAGACACGGACGATAAGCGGTATGTCCAGCTTGCCGATAATTTCACGGGCGAGCGCGGGGCCAAAGATACCCGTGTTAGCACGCTCGAATTTTGGGGGCTTGTGCCCGCGGCCATGCTTGCGGAAGCCGGCGCCGAGATCCCCCCCGGCACAGACCCCGAAGATGATATTGAGTCTCTTGTCGTCCTGGCAGCGGACGGGATCGTTATCAAGGCTTGCGTGAACCCCCTCGGACACAGACCCTTTTACGTCTGCCCCTACAAGAAGCGCCCCAACGTCATTTACGGCATGGGGGTAGCAGAGGCCATGCGCGACAGCCAGAAGATCATAAACTCCGTCATTCGGATGATTATTGACAACAAGGCGCTCTCCGGTAACGGGATGGTCGGGATCAACCTGGACCGGATCAACACGAAGCGCACGAAAGACCTCAAGGTTTATAGCGGTAAAGTTTGGTACACAAAGGGGAATTTTGCACCAAAAGACGCCATTGATTCCGTTTCGTTCACGGACGTAACCTCGGGGCTGCGTGAATTGATGGAGCTTTTTGAACGGTTCTCCGATGAAGAGACGGGGATCCCGAAATACACCCACGGCGAGCAGAGCAATTTCCTGAACAAGACGGCATCCGGTATGTCTATGCTCATGACCCAGGCCAACATCAACCTGCAAACGGTCATTAAAAACATCGACATATACTGGACGGAGCCCATCGCGGAGGCGTTTAATTCCTGGTTTGAGAACTTCGCGCCGCGGCAGGGCGGGCCGAATCTCCCGCTGAAAACAGCAGCCACGGGCACGGACAGCCTGATCGCCAAAGAGCTCAAGATGGAAAACCTCATGAAATTCATGCAGATCACCAGCAACAAGGAAGATGCTATTTTCATGGACAGGCCGAAATTGATTAAGGAAATCGCCAACATACTTGATACCCGCGACGTCATGAGGACCGACGACGAGATCAAGGAGATCATGGAGGCCATGACGAACATGGCGAAGCAGGAGAAGGATTGGAAGGAGATCGTTGACATTGACCGCCTCTATCCCTACCTGGCCCGGTCGGAAAAGGCACAGATCCTTACCTTGCTCGGGATACAGCCGAGCAAGGATCCCGGCGAGCTTGCGGCGCTTGAATTACAGACACCCGGATCGCCACGGCCCCAGGCGGTGATAGCATGAGCATAGCAGACATCCGGCACTTGCCGGCGGTTGAGTCTCTTGTCAGGGACATCATTGAAAAACGGGAATCGTACAATCGGACGACGACCAGCGAGACGGATTCCGTCAAGATTTTCAGGGCTCAAGGAGCGATTGAAGCTCTCGACGCCGTACTCGAAATGATCGACGCCGAAGAAATGGAAGAAGATGAACCCGACCAGCTACCGCGTTAGCGGCCTGGTCAAAACAAAGCCGCGGACTACCTGGTGACAGGCTTCGCAAAGAAAGGAAAGAGACGATGGAAAACAAGAAAGAGGAAGTCATGAGCACGGGAAGCGAAACGCCGGAAGCTGCTGCGGCAGCACAAGAAGCGTATGACGCGACATGGGATGCGCTGAATAAGCCGGATGATCCCCCGGTTGATACGGCTAATACCGGCATACCCCCGGAAACCCCGGCGGCGCCGGCTGTTAGCATCGACAAAGGGGAAGAGAAGAGCGAAAAATACGGCACGGTCAAGTCGATGGAGAAGGCTCTTGACGACACCAAGACGTATGCTCACCGGCTCGAAGCTGAAAAGGCCGAGCTCACAAAGAAGCTCGCGGAGCTTCAACAGGGCGGGGCGACAAAGGCCGAAGTAGCTGAGGCTGCTCAGGCCGTGAAGGACGCCCAGGACGACCTCGACGCGGTAAAGGCACGGGTTTATGAGGACTACCCCGAGCTTCAAGCGCTGCTCGATCCGCTCATGGAGCGAAACAAGGCGCTCGAAAGCAAGGTGACGTCCCTTGAGACGACAAAGGCCAGGGATGCCGAGGCGGACCGGAAAAAGACGTTGATCGACAATTTCAACAAGAACGTCAAGCCGGAAGTGCTCAAGGTTCACAAGGACTTTGATTCCATCATGCAGAGCGAAGAGTATTGGAGGTGGGCTGAAAGCCAGCGCCCTGCGTTGAGGGTTGCCGCGATGGACTCGTCGGATCCGACCGACATAAATTGGGCTGTAAGCGAATACAAGAAGGGCATGGCCACGTCTCAGGTGCCGGGTATCAGGGAGAAAGAATCAGCGGACCGTGAGACGCGGTTGAAAAATTCCGCGACGTTACGGGGCGGATCAACGTCCTTCCCGACGTCAGGGCAAGGCGACAAGAACCCCGAGGTCTATGCCTGGGATGATGCAGGTGAATTGCTGAAAAAGCAGGGTATAGGCTCGGGATAAAATACATACTATTAGCGTGTTAGCATAACACTACAAGGAGGATTCAACATGATTACAAGCGATATTTCCGCACGGACCACAGCTTACGCGGACAGGCGGCTTCTCGAAAGAGCCAAAGCGAATAACATCCTGGGACAGTGGGGCCAGATCCGAGAGCTGCCCACGAAAAGCTCACTGACGGTAAAATTCAGGCGTTACAATAAGTTAGCAGCGGCCACCGTCCCGTTGCAGGAAGGCGTTACGCCTACCGGAAAGACGCTGACAAAAACGGACATCACCGCTACCGTCGCTCAGTACGGGGATTTTATCTGGCTCACTGACGTTATCATGGACACCCATGAGGATCCGATCCTCCAGGAGAGCACGGACCTTCTCGGGGAACAGGCAGAAGAGACTTACGACATTCTCCGCGCCGGAAAACTCAAGGCCGGGACGAATGTTATCTATGCAGGGTCGGCGGTGACTGCCCGCACAGCAGTATGTACCGCGGTCGATAAGGCCCTGCTGCGGCGGGCTGAAAGGGCGCTGCTGCGGCAGGAAGCGAAGCCCATCACGTCGTTTGTCAAGGCAGGACCGAACATCAGCACAGTTCCGATCCCGCCCTGCTACGTCGTCGTGTGCCACTCGGACCTCAAGTACGACCTTGAGGTAATCACGGATTGGGTGCCGGTGCAGAATTACCCCTCGACGCAGGGTATTTTCAACGGCGAAATCGGCTCATGCGGCCTCTTCCGGTTTGTGTTGGATAACAACCTTTCCGCCTGGCCGGATGCAGGGACGACCAAAGGAGCCATGATCTCCACGACCGGCTCTGTTGCGGACGTTTATCCCCTGCTCGTTTTCGGGAAAGACGCTTACGGCCTCGTTCCGCTGGCCGGCAAGAACGGTGTTAGCACCTACGTTGCAAACCCGAAGGCGCAGATTGCGGACCCGCTCGCGCAGAAGGGCACGATTGGATGGAAGGGCTACACGGAAACCGTGATCCTCAATGATCTCTGGATGATCCGCATGGAGGCCGCGGCCACAGCATAACCCATAAACCAACAATGGCCCCCGGTTCATCCGGGGGCTGACCGAACATTAAGGAGGATACGATATGTTCAACAACGACATTAAAATCGGGACGGTGGAGGGGACCGGCGCGATCATTCAGGTGGAGGT